CCACTCGCTGGTGGCAGAACGCGCTGTTCGAGCACCTGCTGGCGCGCCGGCACAACCGCGAGGAGCTGTTCCGGGCGCCGGAGCGGCTGACCACCCTGACCACCCGGTACAACCTCATGCAGATCCCGGCCGAGGGCCGGCGCGCGATCCTGCGCGACTCGCAGTGGCTGCACCAGGCGGGCATGACGTGGGAGGCCATCTCGGCGTGGCTGGACGGCCCGATGGACAAGGCCGCGTGGGAGGCGATCATCCCGTCGATGGGCGTCATGGCGCTGGCGCGTAACCTCCGGAACTTCGACGAGGCTGGCGTCAGCGACGCCGTGGCTCAGTCGGTCATGGCCAAGTTCATGGACCCGTATCTGATCGAGAGGTCCCGGATGTTCCCGTACCGGTGGCTGGCCGCGTACGAGCAGGCTCCGAGCCTGCGCTGGGGTCACCCGCTGGACGTGGCGCTGCAGACCTCGGTGAAGGCGATCCCGGAGTTCACCGGCCGGACCCTGATCCTGGTCGACACCTCGGCGTCGATGAACGGCAACGGCTTCTCGGCGCGCTCGAAGATGACCCCGGCCAAGGCCGCGGCGATCTTCGGCGTGGCGCTTGCGCACCGCAACCCGGGCCGGGTCACCCTGGCCGGCTTCGCCGACGGGGTCTTCACGCACGAGGTGAAGAAGGGCTCGAGCCTGATCCAGGAGGTCGACCGGTTCATGAAGCGGACCGGCGAGGTCGGGCACGGCACGCAGATCGCGGCGTCCGTGCGGGCCACGTACGCCGGCCACGACCGGGTCTTCCTCATCAGCGACATGCAGACGATGCGGGACCCCGGCTACAGCTACACCGGCGAGCGTGACTCGACGGCCGCGGTGCCGGACCACGTGCCCTGCTACGGGGTCAACCTGGGTGGCTACGCCGCCACGGTGATCCCGGCCGGACAGCGGCGCCGGCGCTTCGAGTTCGGTGGTCTGACGGACTCGATGTTCCAGATGGTGCCGCTGCTGGAGAAGGGCACGTCGGCCGGATGGCCGTGGCAGAAGTAGAGCAGGAGCGGGCGCAGCGGTGGCACGACACCGATCACGGTGCCGAGCGCGGTAAGCCGTTGCGCCCCAACCGCTTCCGGATCCCCCGCGAGGAAGAGCCGCCGGAGTGGGTGTCCAGCTGCTGGTGCTGCTGCGAGCTGTGCGACCCGGACTGGAATCCTGAGCGGAGCAACCCCTATTGGGGAGCCGCCACAGCAGAACGGTAAGCTGCACGGCGCGACCAGGTTACGACCTAGTCCACGGAAAAGGCCGGTCCCCTCGCGGGGGCCGGCCTTTTCGTTTGGTGGCGGAGGACGGATTTGAACCGCCGACCTCTGGGTTATGAGCCCAGTGAGCTGCCTAGCTGCTCCACTCCGCAGCTACAGCATAGCGCTCAGCCGGCCGCAGGCGGGGGGATTGCCGCGCCGTCCTGCGGATCCTCGTCCGGCTGGTCGGTGACCACCGGCGGAGTGGCCGTCGTCGGCTGGGTCGTGGCCGGCGCCGCCGGGGTGGTCGTCTCTACCGGCGGCTCCGGCGGTGACACGGTGGTCGGGCTCGTCGTCGGCGCCGCGACGCCCTGAGTGGCCTGCACCAGGATGTCGACGGTGAAACCGCAGCCGCCGCGCGCCGAGCCGGCCAGTTTGAACGCCGCGGGGATCGTCACGTCGGCCCGGCCGCCGGCGGGCACGGTGACCCGCTCGGCGGCCGGGACCGCGTACCCCTGCGGCCGGGTGACGGGGCCGGACACGTTTGCGGCGCATCCGGAAGGCTTGACCTTGCGCAGCGGCGAGGCCAGAGCAACACCGTCCACCCGGGCCGGGAAGGGGTTGGGGTTGCGCACCGTGAAGAGCAGGTCCGACGAGCCGCCCGGCATCAGCGGGGCGGAGAGCCGCTCGCCGGAGACCTGAAGCTGCTGCTCAGTGAAGGCCGGCGCGGTCACCGTGCCCTTGCCGGTGAGCGCGATCGCCGCGGCCGCGGTCCCGGCACCAGCCACCAGCAGCAGACCTACGCCGATCAGCATCCAGTACGCCGGGTGCCGGCGCATCGAGGCGCCCAGGCGGCGGTACCAGCGCTTCTTGCCGTAGATCGTCACTTCATGCCCTTCGTCGTACCGTGCGCAGAAACGTGCCGAGCAGGACCAGGCCCGCGCCGAGGCCGGCCCACAGCGCGATGGGCAGGCCGGTCATCGGCATCGGGCCGTGCGTCAGTTTCCCCGCTGCTCTGCGTTGACCTTCAGCGTGAAGGTCGCTCCGCACGCAGCGTCGGCGGTGTCCTTCAGGCCGATCGCCTCGGCGACCTCGTACTCGACGATGGTGTTGCCGGCCGCCTGGGGGCCGTAGCCAGCGACCGGCACGGCGGTCGCCCCGGTCAGGCCGCCGTCGAGCTGGGCCACGCCGCAGTTGTTCGTGCCGCTGGGGGCCGTGACCGTGATGGCGCCGTCCACCTGGATCGACTTGACCTGGATCGGGAAGTTGTTCGGGTTCGCGACCTTGAACTTCACCGGGCGCTTCGTGCCGGGCAACATCGGCGCGATCTGCACCTCGGAAACCACCGGCTGGACGACCGTAGCTGACGCAACCGCGACCGCCTCCGTGTCCGAGAGGGCGATCCAGGCGTACGCGGCGCCACCGGCGACCACGACGGTTGCGGCGGCAGCGGTGGCAGCGATGGCCAGCTTGCGGCGGGGGCCGCGGAACAGCTTCATGAGAATGTTTCTCCAGATCAGAGCGGGATTGTCGGCGGAACCGTAACAGCTCAACGATCGACGGCTCTGTCTCGACGCTCGTACGATCGGTCTCATTTCGACACCGGACAGACCGCGGCCCCAGGGGGCTCGTCATCCCCTGGGGCCGCGGACGTTTCGGTGGTGCGGTGGGTCAGCTGGCAGCGACCTCGCGAGCGGAGATCTCGTCGAGGATCGAGCCGGTGTTCAGCAGCAGGTAGACGACCTGGTCCTCGCCGGTGAAGGTCTGCGTGGGCCGGTCGGCCTTGACGGTGTACTGCGCCTCGACCTGGCCTTCGGCACCGCTGTTCAGCGCGCGGTAGACGACCCACTCGCGGCTGATCAGGTGACGCTCGCTGATCGCGAACAGGTCGCCGGTCTTCAGCTCGGACAGGAGCACTGCCTTGACCGCCTGCGGTCCGTGCTCGGTCCGCAGCGGCGTCGCCTTGCCGCCGGAGAGGCGGATCGCGCCGACGACCTCACTGGAGCCGTCGAGGACGCGGACCTCGATGGTCTCGCCGGCGGCCAGCGCGTCGAGCACCGCGTCCTCGACGGGCAGGTAGTAGGCCGGCCGCCGCCTTTCCTCGAGACCGGCGCGGACCGCCTGGGCCTGCGCGGCGTTACGCGACAGCGCCATGGCGAACTGCACCCGCTCGTGCGAGCAGACGAGGACCTTGTTGTTGGTGAGATGTTCCTGCAGACCGGCCTGGACGACGATCCACATCCGGGCGAAATCGTTGTGCTTGATCATGGGCACTCCTGTTCCTGTGGTGTTTCATGCCGCCGGCTGGCGGGCTTGCGTCCTGAGCAGAGTAGCAGCCCAATCGGACAAACGGCTCACTCGCCGGGGTCGGCCTGGCGCGTCGGCCGCGCGGTCTGGCGGTCGCGCCAGGAACGGCAGACCTTGCAGCCCTGAGCGGCGCATTCGAGCATCCGGCGGACCTGGGCGTCACCGAGGAAGCGGCGTCGGCGGGGTGGTTGCTCCATGGCAAGCACCGTAGCAGCGGGGTCCGACAGACGTGCGAAAGCGCGGCGCTCGAGGATCCGGGCGCCGCGCTTTCTGGGGGAGGGGGAATCAGGAAAGACCGAGCAGCGCGCTGGCGTCGCGTACCATCTGTTCCGTGCTGTCGACCCGGATCACGTTCCAGCCGGAGCGCCGCGCCGAGGCGCAGTGCTTCTCCTGGTCGTCGAGGAACAGGATCTCCTCGGGCAGGATCTCGCCGCCCAGGTGGAACTCCACCGAGGCGAAGACCGCCGGGTCCGGCTTGGCCACGCCCTGGTAGCAGGACAGGATGATCGGGCTGAAACCGTCGTACGACCCGTCGTCCTGCAGCCGGGTCGCCATCGGCACGTTGATGCTGGACAGCATCCCCACCCGGAAGCCGGCGCGGCGCACTCGCTCGGCGAACTCGTAAGCCCCGACGTCGCGCACCAGGGTGGCGTAGATGTCGTCCCAGACCGCGTCGGTGAGCGGCTGGGGCGCGTCCGGGTAGAGCGCGTTGATCTGCTCGATGAACTCGATCGGGGAGATCTCGCCGACCTTCAGCGCCTCGTTCAGCTCGGGGATGACGATGACGTCGGCCAGGCCCATCGCCTTCGAGCAGATCTTCTGGTTGGTGCCGGACTCGCCGCCGCGGGTGAGCACGCCGCCGTGGTCGAAGATGACAGCCTTGATCGTGGTCACGCCGACTCCTTGTACGGAAGCAGGACCATGTTCATGGCCTGGACAGCGGTGGGGTAGATGGCCTGCGCGTGCACGGGAGCGTCCTCGGGAAGCTCCACGTCGCCGAGCCAGTAGTGGTCCGGGCCGAACACGGCCCAGCCGCGGCGGCCGTCACCGTACTGACCCGCGGGGATCTCCTTGACGGTGTAACGCTGGCCCTCGACCTCGACGTCGAAGGCGGGGACGCCGCACTGCTTCTGCACGCGCTCGTCGTCGAGGATGTCCTCGTCGCAGAAGGCCATGGCCGGCACGAAGTTGCGGTCCCTCATCACGCGTACACCTCGTCCCGGTACTTGTACTCGATGCCCTCGCGGGTCATGTCGACCCGGTAGCAAACGCCCTGGTTGTGCTCGTACTTGTAGTCGATCTCGACGTAACCGCCGTCGACGAGGGAGTCGAAGCCCTTCTGCGTCTCCTTGTCGAAGATCTTGCCCTTGTCGTCGTAGACCCGGAAGGCGTCGGCGCTGGCGTCGAAGACGACGTTGTGCGAGTAGAGCGCGGCGAACGCCTTCTGCTCGGCGCGGTTGCTGACGGAGCCCAGTGAGCGTTGCAGCGGTTCGTCGTCGCCCCAGTCCACGTCGCGGGAAGCGGTGACGAACCGGTCCCGGGCGGCGGCGCCGCCGAAGGCGAACGCGACCTGGGTCAGGTCCTTGCGGTACTGGGTGGCGTCCTCGTCGGCCGGGCAGTGGTAGCCCAGCAGATACTTCACGATGTCCAGGTCGCCGAGGCCGCGGCGGTGGTAATACTCGCCGACCTCCTCGATCCGCCACCAGATGTCGTACTGGCGCCGGTTGCTCTGGTCGATGTCGTAGTAGCCCATGGTGCTCCTTGATCAATCACGCCCGCGGGTGCGGGACTTGGTAAGGGTTCGGAGTGGTCAGTTCTCGGGGTGCACGAACGCCACGACGACGCATTCCGTGGCGTCGGCCTCGGTCACGATGTCGTAGGCGTCCAGGAAGCCCCTGGAGACGGGGATGCCTTCGGCGCTCGTCCACTTCCAGCCGTCGGCGGTGCGTACCTCGGTGATGCCGGGGACGCCCGTGCCCAGCTCCGGGACGATCACCTCGACCTCGACGCCCGGGACCAGGATGCCGAGCGACTCCTCGACGACCTGGGCGGGGATCTCGACGATGTTCGTGCCGAAGCGGCCGCCGTCGAGCAGGGCCTCGATCCAGCGCCCGCTCGCATCGCCGCGTTCGGTCAGGGCGACCAGGCGGCCGAACGCCATCCACTGGCTGGCCGTGCGCTTGATGGCCACGTCCTTGGCCGGCTGGGTCTCGCTGACCTCCCACCAGGTGTCGCCGGTCTCGTCGACGATGGCCAGGCGCTTCGCCGGGCGCCGGTCGCCGTCGCCGTTGCTGAACTTCAGCACCACCATGTCGGGGTTGCCGAAAGGATCGGGGGCGATCTCCTCCAGGAGGCGCCACTGGTTGTTCGGGTTGGCGTTCTGGAACCGCAGCCACTGGCCGGGCCGCACGGTCGCGGCGCTCATCAGGCGCGGGAGCGAGCGTCGGCGGCGGCCCAGACGGTGATGCCGAGTTCCTCGGCGATCTGCTCGTCGGTCCAGTCCGGGTGATCGGCGAGCAGCTCCTCCACATCCCCGTCGACAGGGCCGACGACCTGGAAGTCCGGACCATCGTGGCCGGTCTCGTCGTAGTTCATGATCATTCCTTTTCGATCACGCCCGCGGCTGCGGGACTTGGTGGGAAAGAGCGTAGCAGCGCGCTACGACTGCGGGACCAGGGTGATCGTCCATCCGGGGCCGCGGACCCAGCGATAGCGAGGTACCGGCGGCGCGGCGGGGCCGAACGTACGGCGGGCATCGGGCGTGGCGTCCTCGATCCGGGCCGGCGGCGTGGCGTTGGGGTCGACCCAGACCAAGACCTCGCCCACGTTGTGCTCGTTGCTGCCGCTCCCGGCGGCCAAGGCCACAAGGTCGGCGACCAGCTGGGGCTGCGGAGTCGTCTCCACAGGAAAGGCGGGCGAGGTCTTGACAAGATCGCCCTTGGGGGAGTAGAGGGCGGTGCAGTATTCAGTCATCCAAGCAGCGTAGCAGTCTAGTTTGACTAGACGCTCAGCCGCGCCGGCGCTCCCAGGAGAACCAACCCGTCAGGGTGGCGAGCAGCAACAACCCAAGGACGACGTAGCGGACGTCCACGAGAAGCTCGGGGACGAATCGGAAGATCAGTTGCTGGATGGCATCCACGGCAAGCAGCGTAGCAGTCTGTTCCGACACGCATTTGCCCGCGCATAATTCCGGTTATGCGCGGGTTACACTGTCCTCGCCGGCAGCCGCCGGCTGAATCGCGAAAGGAACGGATCTTGAACAATCCTCAGACCTGGAGCATGCCCGAGGCGGAGCCGGGCGACAGAGAAGGCCCTCGGCCTCCCGCGCGCCCTGCCTCGCACGTGCTTTCGGTAATCGCGTCCGACGGGTGCGAGTGGTTCCGCAACGACCCGGCCGGCAGGTTCTGGGTCACGGAAGACTTCCGGCAGATCTCGTGGTTGGGTCTGGTCTCGAACTATGGGCCGCTCCGCTTCGGGCAGGAGCGTGTCCGCTATGAGTGAGTTGATCTTCTCCCGGTCGTCCAACGACGAGCTGGCCAACATCGACGCCGCCTACGATTTCACCGAGGCGTGGCTGGCGAACCGGCGCTTCGCGGAGAACACCCGGGGCGGCTACCGGCGCGACATCCACCAGTGGCTGCAGTGGTGCGCGCAGCGCGGGCTCGATCCGCTGGAGGCGACGTTCCTGGACGTCAACGCCTGGGGCCGGGAGCTGGAGGAGCCGGCCGACGACCGCAAGGCGCTGGCCCCGGCCAGCATCGCCCGGAAGATGAGTGCGGTGTCGAGCTGGTACTCGTTCATCGTCAAGTTAGGCAAGATGCCAGCGAACCCCGCGTCTATCGCCGACCGGCCGCCGGTGGACCGGGA